ACGTTGATGGTCAGCTCGGCTTCGATGCCGAAACCGGTCGGGATCTGGCCGATGCCGACCTTGCCGGTCACGGTGGTGTCGGCCGGCAGTGCGACCTTGGCCTGGCCGGCAACGAACTTCAGTGCGCCGAGGAAGCAGGCCGAATAGCCCGCAGCGAACAGCTGTTCCGGGTTGGTGCCCGGGCCGCCAGCGCCGCCCAGCTCGCGCGGGGTCGACAGCTGGATGTCCAGCACGTTGTCGGAGGACACGGAACGGCCTTCACGGCCGCCGGTGGAGGTGGCCTGGGCGGTGTACAGAACCTTTTCGATGGACATCGGGATGCTCCTGGTCAGTGGGTGGGTGGTGCGTTGGAGCCTACTTTGCCCGGATTCTGCACACGTTGGGTTACAACAAGTCCGAAAAATTTGATTGAACGTCCTGTCAGCCTAGATCGTCCATTCCCGGTCAGTGGTGAACATGATGGTCAGCCAGCGGTCCGGCGATGATTCGCCCAGCGCATCACCGATTTCGTCGCGCAGGTGATCCCACTCCAGCAGGGGCCGCGGCGGGTCGTCCTCGCGCACCACGAAGAACAGCTCGATCTGTTCGCCACGGCCTACCTGCGCCACGTAGCTGCGGTGTTCGACGAAGCCGTGCTTTGCAACGATCGCCCGCGCGACCGCATCCACGTGCGCCTGCAGTTCCGGCGGCGTGACCAGCAGGATGCCGGCCAGCGCACGCCGCACCGTGCCCAGCGGCGCGATCATCACCAGCACGCAGACGAACGCCAGGATGGCCGGATCGATGTACGGTCCGACCCATGCCCACGACGTGCCGTGCACCAGCACACCGCCGAGGAAGGCCGCCAGGTAGCAGGCCGACATGCTCGCGGCGATTACCCAGTTCTTCGCATCCAGCGCGATGAACTCCGAGCCGATGCGCCGGTTCGCACGCAGCACGAACCAGGCCAGTGCGCTCTCGGCCACGATCGACAGCGCCGCGAAAATGATCGCGGGGCCAAGCGCGATCTGCCGCCCACCCGACATCAACGCATCGACCGCATTGACCAGCGCATACAACGCCGCGCCGATCATCAACGTACCGCTCACTCCCAGCACGATCGGTTCCAGGTGCCAGAACCCCATGGTGAAGCGCTGGTTGAGGCGCGACTGCAGGGCGTCGGTCTGGGTGGACAGCGCGATCAGCCGCGCGACCAGCAGCGACAACCAGGTCATCACCACGTCGATCAGGCCGTAGATGCCATCGAAGATGATCAGCGAAGAATTGGCCAGCAGGCCGAACACCACCGCCGCTGCAGCCAACAGCAGCGAGCCGACGATGGACAGGCGCAGCACGCCCTGTTCGGTGCGTGAATCGAAGTAGCGTTCGGTGGTGGCAGGCATCCGGGAATCCAGCGGTGAACGCGCTGCGGAAGCGGCGCTACACCATTCTATCCAGACCACCGCACGCCTCTGTGACCGCACTGACGCAGGCCCCGGAAAAGTCACCAGACTGGTGACGGTTTACGGATTGACGGGTGCACACCTGCAGCGTATCTTTTCAACCACGATGACATACAAGCCTCTGGCGACCGCCGGGGGCTTTTTGCGTTTACGCCGCCCGCGGCGCCCTGTCATCGTGCTTGCGGCCCTGCCATTCCTGGTGGGGCCGTTTCTGTTTCCGCCCCGACCCTGCCCCTTTTCGCGCCGTCCTTGATGACAGCGTGCGGCGTAGCCGCGTGCGCAGGGTCGGGGCATCCAACATCCATCAACGAAGGAGGATTCGATGCCCCTGCTGACACTTGAGCAGTGCCGCACGCACTGCCGTATCGACGGCGACTACGACGACGCCATCCTGGGCGACCTGCTGGCGGCCGCAACCGACGCGGCGTCGGCCTACCTGGGACGGACGCTGTTTGCCGACCAGGCGGCACTGGACCTGGCGCTTGACCAGTTGCCGCAGGACATGGCGGCGGCGGTGACCGGGCATGAAGCCGCGGTTGCCGCCGCCAATGCCGAGACCAACGCGGCCAAGGCCAAGGCCATGCGCGACGTTGCTGATCGCCGCTTGGCCGTGGTCACCGAGCGCAGCGCGCAGCTGCTGCAGGGCCTGCCGGCCAACGACAGCATCCGCGCTGCGGTGCGCCTGCTGCTGGGCCATCTGTATGTGCATCGGGAAGCGGTGGTGGTTTCCACGTCCGCCATCGACGTGCCGATTGGCAGTGTCGCCATCGCGATGGCGCTGCCGTTTGGCGTCGCCGCGCTGCTCGATCCCTACCGACTGGCGGCGATCCCATGAACGCCGGCCACTTCAACCGTCGCATCCGGATCGAGCGGCAGGACGGTCGACTCGATGCGTGGGGACAGCCGTTGGATGCCTGGCAGCCGGTGGCGGAACTATGGACCGCCATCACCGCCGATGCCACCGACAGCGTGCAGCGGCTGACGCTTGACAGCCGACTGCCGGCAACGATCCGCCGCCAGCGGTTCCATGTCCGCCTTGCGGCCGCGCGGCAGGCCGGCATCCAGGCCGGCATGCGCATCGTGCACGACGGCAGGGTCTTCGACATCACCGGTGTTGCCCCGGACTTCAGTCGGCGCCAGACCACGGTGCTGTTCACCGAACAGTCTTCAGGCACGGCCTGAGTGACGCCAACCAGGACACTGCGATGAGTTACGAAGCACAGCTGCATGCGTTGCTGGGCCCCCTGCTGCAGGGCCGGCTGCATCCCGATGTTCCGCCGGAACCAGTCATCTACCCGTGTGCTGTCTACCAGCAGGTGGGTGGACAGTCCGTGTGGTTCAACGAAGGTTCCATTCCCGGACAGAAGCACGCTCGCGTGCAGCTGACCGTCTGGGCCGATACCCGTGCCCAGGCCAACACCCTGATCCGCGACATCGAAGATCAGGTATGCGCCGGTCTGCCGACGGCCGAGTCATTCGGCGCTGCGATCGCCGTGCATGAACCCGTGCTGCGCAAGTACGGCGCGCGGCTCGATTTCGGCCTGTGGTACGCCGACCTGTAAACCGCTTCATCCGTGCAACACCCCAACCCGGCAACCGCCGGGTTTTTTTATCCAACGAGGAAATACACCATGGCACTCAAGCTTCCCAAGGGCACCCAGTTCGGCTTCGCACCGGTCATCTCCACCGCCATCGCTACCACCGCCATCTCCAAGGCAGCACCGGCACTGGCCAGCGTCGCTGCCAACAGCGTCGACACCGGCGATGTGGTGGTCATTGAACTGCCGGGCTGGCCGGCCCTGAACAACCGCGCGACCCGTGCCGGTGCTGAAGCCACCGGCAGCGTTGAACTGCTGGGCATCGACACCACCGACAACGTGCTGTTCCCCGCCATCAGCGGTGCCGGCGTGCTGCGCAAGGCCGGTGTCTTCGTCGACCTGGACCAGCAGGGCGACCCAACCACCGCCGGTGGCGAGCAGCAGTACTGGAGCGGCACGCTGCTGGAGGACCCGACCGGTCGCCAGGTGCAGATGCCGACCTTCAAGAACGCCAAGACCATCACCCTGCCGCTGTTCTACGATCCGAAAAAGCCGTGGTACTCGGCCCTGAAGAACGTCGACGCCAAGGGCGAACCGGTGATCCTGCGCGCCAAGCTGGTCGGTGGCGACGTGCTGTACTGGTACGGCTACCTGAGCTACAACGGCGACCCGACCATGGCCGCCAACACCCCGATGGGCACCACCGCGACCTTCACCGCGCTGGCCGACTCCATCCTGGTCGAGGGCGCCTGATGTTCCAGGTAAAGGCGCCGGAGAGCTTCAGGAGCACCCTGACCATCATCGGTCACGGTCGCGAGCAGAAGCTCAACCTGACCTACCGTCATCTGCCGGTGGCTGACTACGCCAGTCTGCTGGAGCGGTTGGCCGAGGACGAGCTGAGCGTGGCACAGGCGATCCTGGACATCGTGGTGGATTGGGATGCCGATGTGGCGCTGGACACCGCCGGCGTCGAGCTGGCGCTGCAGCAGCAGGCCGGCCTTGATGGCGCGATCATCGGTGGCTACACCCAGGCCCTGCAGGTCGCACGCAAGGGAAACTGATCGAGGCGGTGGGGGCCCTGTACTGGCGGGCCCCCACCGAATCCGAGCTGATGCAGCTTGGATTGAAGGCAAAGCACTTTCCGCCACCACAGGTCGAGTTGTGGCCGGAGTGCGTGCTTCCCATCGAACTTTTCTCGCGGGTTGCTACCCAGTGGCGCGTCGGCGCAGGTGGCCCGATCGGGCTGGACTACAACGTGGTCTACCAGGAGCTGCAGCGCGAAACGCTCGACAGCGATCAGTACGACGAGGTGATGGCGGCCATCCGCGTCATCGAACGCGCTGCCCTGGAGCAGATGCAACAGGAATGAGCCGGCCATCGCGGCAACGCTGATGGCCGGTCCCGACTCCGCCGATGCGGAGCCGACTCTCCCGAGGAACACTCAATGAGCACTACATCGCCTGGCAGCACACGGGCCACCGTGGAGGCCAGCAACGCACTGGAAACAGCCATGCAGGCGGCAAGGCGCAGCATGACCGAGATGACCAGCACCACACAGGAATTCCAGCGACAGCTGGAAAAGATCAATACGGTGCAGCAGGCATTCAACGCTGTGCTGACCACCAGCGCCTCGTTGGTCACCGCACTGTCCACGCAGCTGGCCGCCCTGAGCACGCAGATGCAGGCGACAGCGAAGGGCGGCGCGGCCGCAGCGGGCGGTGACGCAGGCAAGGCCGCGAAGAAGGAAGAAAAGGCGGAAAAGGACGACATGGGCCTGGCGGGCATCCGCAAGGGCCTGGGTGGCGCGCTCGGTGACTACATCGGGAAAACCGAAAACACCGCCACGGCCGCCAAGAAGGCCTTCGACAAGGCATTCACCGGCGCCGACGAAGCATTGCGCAGCTTCGTGACCACCGGCAAGTCCAAGTACAAGGAGCTGGCCCAGTCCATCCTGTCCGACCTGAAGGTGATTGCCGCACAGCAGGCGCTGGTCTGGGGGGCGAGGAAGATCGCCGGCCTGATGGGGGTCGACCTGACGCCCAAGGACACAGCGACGGAGGCGGCGGCCGCAGCCGCAGCGGTCCTGGCAGCTCCCAAGGACGCCAAGGCCGGCGATGGCAAGGGCGGCAAGGACGCCAAGGGTCTGTCGGGGTTCCGCAAGGGTTTCGGCAGCGCGCTCGGCGACTACATGGAAAAGACCGAGAACTCCGCCAAGTCCACCCAGGATGCATTTTCCAAGGCATTCACCGGAGCCGAGGCGGCACTGCAGAGCTTCGTGAAGACGGGCAAGTCCAATTACAAGGAACTGGCCAAGTCGATCATCGCCGACCTCAAGATGATCGCCATCCAGCAGGCAATCGTCTGGGGCGTCAAAAAGATCACGGGCCTGCTCGGCTATGGCACGGGGGTGGAGGCCAATGCCAAGGGCGGTGTCTACCAGTCGCCCAGTCTTTCCGCCTACTCCGGTGGCATCTACAACACCCCGCAGTTGTTCGCCTTCGCCAAGGGCGCAGGCGTGTTCGGCGAAGCGGGACCGGAAGCGATCATGCCGCTGCAGCGCGGGCCGGACGGTCGTCTCGGAGTGGCCGCGCACGGCGGTGGCGGTAGCGGTGGAGTGGGTGTGAGCATCCGCATCGACAACAACGGCGGCAAGGAAGTCACCAGCAACGAAAGCATGCTGCAGCAGTTCGGCAACGAGATCGGCCAGTTCGTGGAACGCAAGTACCGCGACCTGCAGATGCGTGACATGAAGGCTGGCGGCGTCCTCAGCAGGAGTGCAGCACGATGACCGACACCTTTACCTGGGCAGCAACCAGTCAGAGCACTGGCACCACCACCGCCACCGTCAAGCGTGCGCGCTTCGGCGATGGATACGCTCAGGCCGCGCCGGATGGGCTCAATGCCCGCCTGCGCAGCTACCAGCTGCAGTTCGTCGGCAACCGCAGGACGATCAGCGAGATCGTGGCCTTCCTGGATGGCCATGTGGGCCAGAGCTTCTTCTGGCGAGGCCCGCTGGGAACCGGTCTGTACGGCTGCGACACCTACACCGACAGCCATCTGGGTGGATCGGTGTTCAGCATCACCGCGACGTTCGAACAGACGTACCAGCCGTAGGAGATGGCAATGGCAAGGAAAATCATCGACCTCGATTCCGTTCAGCCGAACGGAAAGCGGGGTGAAACACAGCGCCCGGCATTCACCAAGATCAATGAGAACTTCGCGGAGGTCTACGATGCCTTGGTCGACGTGGCGAAGATCCCGGAGACCGTGGACGATGCCATTACCGAGCGCGTCCCGGGAAGAAATCTCCTCATCAACGGTGGCCTGCAGTTCTGGCAACGCCGGAACTCTGGCCGGGTCGGCAGCGGGGCAGGAACGCTCGGGGCGGAAACATTCTTTGCCGATCGCTTCTCCAACTCTGCGTTGAACTGCAGCCAGGACATCCAGCGCGTGGTGTATGACGGCCAGCAGATCGGCTATCCGGACGACACCCGCTCCATCCTTGTCTGCACGGTCTCCGGGGCCGTCGCCAGCAGTGGTGCCTGGATGGGGCAGAGGATCGAAGGTGTGCGCAGTGCCGGCGGCGCAATCACGATTTCGGTCTGGGCGAACGGCGACGTGGCCGGCCGCAAGGTGGGGGTGCGGGTCATCCAGGATTTCGGAACCGGTGGATCGCCTGCGGCACAGACATCCACCGAGGCGGGTGTGCTGACGTTGACCACCGGGGCAACGCGGCAGTCGCTTACCGTTACGTTGCCGAGCACCAAGGGCAAGCAGCTGGGTAGCAACGGTAACGACCACATCTACGTGGTCTTCGATCTCTGCGCCGGTGGCTACGGAGGTGCACTGGCAGGCCAGAACGGCTCATTCGGTTTCACCCAGTTCCAGGTCGAGTCCGGGCGTGCCGCGACGCGATTCGATTGGCGACCACCCGGCGTGGAACTGGCCCTGTGTCAGCGCTATTACGAGAAGAGCTACAACCTGGAGATCCAGCCCAATACGCCGCACAACGAGGGCCGTGAGGCATTCTCGCTGAACACCCAGGGGGTGGCCCACTACCAGAGCGTGCGATTCCAGGTCAGCAAGCGCGCCCATCCGTACGTGATGATCATTTCCGCTGATACCACCCAGCAGGATGGACACATCGCCGAAGACAACGTGTCCCGCGTTCCCTGCCTGGTCAACTACGCATCTCCATCCGGCTACGAAGTGAGCTGGACCAACAACCCAGGCCGATGGGGCGGGTGGTGGCACTGGTGGGCCGACGCTGAGCTCTGATCAGGAAAGGCCAGCCCATCAACGGCCACGACGTTGTACCTCGCGGCCATCCAGACTTCAGGAAACCAGCAATGGCAAGAAAGACGATCGACCTTGATTCCATTCAGCCGAATGGAAAGCGAGGTGAAACACAGCGCCCGGCGTTCACCAAGATCAACGAGAACTTTGCGGAGGTTTACGACGGTCTGGATGATGTGCAGGACGCAATCCGAGAGACGTTGGATGGGGCCACCGGCCTGCGGATCTCAGCGGGGAACCGTCTGATCAATGGTGCCTTCCGCTTCTGGCAGCGAGGGTTGAGCAGGACGGTTGTTTCCCCTCTTGCGGTGTATGTTCCGGACAGGTTCCAGATCGTGTGCACCGGTGCCGGGCAGATAGCGGCAAGCCGGCAGGAATTTGCAACGCCGGAGTTCGGTGTAGCCAGCTACATGAACTGCGATCTCTCCGGATCGACGGCCTCCACCGAGGCGTTCTTCACCCAGCCGGTAGAAGGTGTACAGACACTGGCAGGTTCGAAGGTGACGTTGAGCATGCAGACCTGGGCGAGCACGCCCGGGAAGAAGATCGGTGTGCGCTTCATCCAGAATTTCGGGGCGAATGGATCGACCGACGTCATCGTTCACGCCCAAGCACAGGAGATCGGAACGGCAGCATCCCTACGCTCCTTCACTGTTGATCTGCCGAGCATCACAGGCAAGAAAGTGGGGCCGAACAGCAAGCTCCATGTGATCGTGGACCTGGCCGCTCCGGCGGCCTACGCAGGTGCGCTCACGGCTCAGTCTGGCTCCTTCTCGTTCACCTGCATGCAGCTGCAGAAGGGCGCCGTGGCAACCGAGTACGAGCATCGCAACGATTCGGAGGAGCTGCTTCTGTGCCAGCGTTACTACGAGAAGAGCTACAACGTCGACGTTGCTCCGGGAACTGCCGATGGTGCCGGTCGAGACAACCAGTTCTATGACCGGTCGGTCGGTGTAGGCAGTACATCGCATATCCGATGCCGGGTGCTGAAGCGGGCGACACCGGCCTACACCGTCTACAGCGATGTCACCGGCGCGGCCGGAAGAATAGCGGGTGCAGATGGTGGCGTTGGCACAGTTACCGCGATCGTCAATCCAGGCCAGTCCGGCGCGCAGGTCAATTACGTTTCGGCTGCGGGAACCTGGGGTTCTTCCTTCCATTGGACGGCGGACGCGGAGATCTGACATGTATCAACTTACCGACCAAGCCGACATCATCAAATGCACGGAGACCGGCACCTTCATTCCTCGCGGACACTGGATGTGGGGGGGCTACCAGGAGTGGCTGATGGCCGGAAATGTAGCGCAGCCGGCTCCGCCTCCCTACGCAGTCAATTCGCCCGAACATCAGCGGGTGCTGCGTGGGCACGCGTGGGAATGGATGCTGACGCACATTCAAGCGCGCGGCTACGACTCCATCGAGAGTTGCTGCAGCTACATCAACAGCTCCGTTCAGCGCTTTGCCCAGGAGGCTGTCGCCATGGTCGCCTGGCGTGATGCGGTGAGCATTGCCCTGCAACGAATGGCGATCGAGTGCACGGACGGACTGCAGACCTGGGAGCAGCTGAAGGTGTTGTTACCACAGCCCGAGGCATTCGAATGGCCAGCGGCGGACGCTGCCTCGTGACCCACAAACGCCATTGTTGCCATCGTGCCTGAGGCATGTCGTAGGCAACGAGGACCAGAACATGACAAGAAAGATAATCGACCTCGATACCATTCAGGCGAATGGTAAACGGGGTGAAACACAGCGCCCGGCCTTTACCAAGATCAACGAGAATTTCGCCGAGGTGTATGGCGCCTTGGGCAGTGTTGCGACCATCGTGGAAGACGTCGAGCAACTGAAGACGGAGATCCAGGCTGAAGCAGACCAGGCAAAGGCGGAGGTTCAAGCGGCCATAGGAACGCTTCCTGCTGCTGTTGACAATGCCATTCATGGGCGCATTCCCGGCAAGAACCGGCTCATCAATGGCAATTTCGACTTCTGGACAAGAGGAACGCCGGTGACGCAGACCGGCTATGGTCCGGATCGGTGGTTCGTTCAGATTGGATCGATGGTCGACGCTGGGCTTTTTGCAAACAACAATGTGCCAGGGGACGGTGTATTCGGTGATGCGCGTCTCTCGATGGGTGCCAATTCGAACGACAACACCGATGCCTTCGGGCACTACTTTGTGTTCGAACAACGGGTTGAGAATGTCCGCACGTTTGCTGGCGTGCTCAGCACTGTGTCCTTCACCGTCTACAACTCGGGGGCACCTGGGCGAAAGATCGCGGTTGAGTTCCTGCAGAATTTCGGTACCGGTGGCTCAGAGACGATACTGGGGTTGAACGCAGAGGTCTTCAGCCTGGATGTAGGTATCAACCACATCAGCAAGACGACCACGCTACCGTCGGTCTCCGGCAAGACAGTGGCGAGCACGAATCACTACGTGGCAGTGGCCGTATGGCTGTCATCCGGTAGCGGATTCGACGTGCGGAACGCAGGTCTCGGGGCGCAGTCGGGGCAGCTGTTCTTCGGGCAGTTGCAGTGGGAGGAGGGAGGCACGGCGACCGGCTATGACACCCGGCTTCTGTCCCATGAAGCAGCGCTGTGTGGCTGGTATGCGCAGCGCATCGACATCAATGCGGGAGACGCATTTTCAGTGTGTACGGCCCTGGGGCAGTTCGACTGCGTAGGCCAGTTGGCATTCCAGCCGATGCGCAGCAAACCGTCTGCGCGGACCCTTGGCAGCGGTGTGAACATGACCGGATTTGGCATCAACGGGGGTAATGCTCCTGGCTCGTCCTTCAACGTCATCCCGGTTTCGGTATCGGGCGCGGCGATCACAGCTGGCGTTGCAACAGGTGGCATGTCACCAGGTGCCTCGGGCTATGTCGCGCCGAAATCCGGTGGCATCAGCATCATCTTCGAGGCCGAGATCTGAGGCACTCAGCGCTGGTCATAATGGCCAGAGCACCAGGGCCCGCCGCAGTGCGGATCGCCGAGAATCGGGAACACAGTAATGGCTAGAAAGACAATCGACCTCGATACCATTCAAGCGAATGGTAAGCGAGGGGAAACACAGCGCCCGGCGTTCACCAAGGTCAACGAGAATTTCGCCGACGTCTACGCGGGCCTGGACGAGGTCCAGGCAGCGGTCGACAACCTGGACAGCCGCATGGCAGGCCGTAACCGCCTGATCAATGGCGACTTCCGGGTGTGGCAACGTGGAAGCACCTTCGCGGCCGCGACAGGGGCACGCTACACCGCAGATCGATGGCGGGTGAATGCGCAGGGCAGCACCATCTCAGCGTCACGCGACGATATCGCCGCAGGTGGCGGTGCAGGTGGAAGGTTGCTTGCGGGCTCCAGGCACATGCTGAAGCTCGCCGTTGAAAGCGCTGCAGGTGCGGACAACATGGCACTGGTCCAGCAGCGCATCGAGGATGTGCGGACGTTCGCCGGGAAACGGGTCACGATCAGCTTCAAGGCGCGGGCCACGGTCGACAATTTCAAGGTCGGTCTTGAGTTCCAGCAATCCTTCGGTACCAATGGATCGACGGCCGCTGACAGTATTGGCGGTGCGATCACGCTCGACACGATGTGGCGTTGGCATCAGTTGACGGTGGACGTCCCTGGCATCGCCGGAAGAACCGTTGGATCCAGTGACTACCTGCAGCTCAGCCTGTGGCTTGACGCCGGCGCCACCTTCGCCGGCCGCGCTTTCGGGGCGGGGCAGAAGAGTGGCGTTGTCTATCTGGCTGAAGTGCAGATCGAGGAGGGCGATATCGCGACCGACTTCGATCGCCGGCCGGAGGCGCTGGAACTGCTGTTGTGCCAGCGCTACTACGAAACGGTCGAGGTGAACCGGATCCTGGGCATCACCTACACGGCAAACGGCGATTCACGCGCCTGCATCCCGTTCAAGGTGCGCAAGCGGGTGCCGCCCATTACCGCCTCACCACCTACGGCGCTCAATCTGGTGGGTTTCGGCTCCGAGGGCAGCCTCATCAACTTCAACGGCGGGAATCCCGGCTGGCAGTCCACCGTGGACGCGGCCGTACTGTCGTCGATGTCCAACAACATGCAGCAGTGGGGCGCTGTGGTGGTGTGGTCAACCACATCGCAGATCCTTGTGTACGCCGATGCGGAGCTCTGAACCATGAGCGAGTCCACCACCGAAGCCGGTCGCATCGCCTGCTTCACCACCAATGCCTCACTGCGCCCCGGGCACCACCTCATCGTGCCATGCGGCCCGTCCGCCCAACCCTTACCACCTCTTCCCGTCGCCGCACAGGAGACCCACTCATGATCACCGCCGATGCCCAGCAACTTGAGCCGGGTGGCCGCATTACCGTCTTCGAACTGGACGCCAGCAGTTTCGGTGCCGACCAGCTGTTCTTCCACGCACACCTGCAGAGCGGTGTGATCACCTGGCAGGGTCAGGAATACGGCCCATGGCCGATCGAAGCCAGCGGCTTTGAACGAACCAGCGACCAGCCGCCGAACCCGAAGCTTCGGGTCAGCAACATCGATGGCCGCATCACTGCGATGTGCCTGCTGTTCGATGATCTGGTCGGCGCCCGCGTCATACGCCGGCAGACGCTGGCCAAGTACCTGGATGCCGCCAACTTCGAAGAGGGCAATCCGACTGCCGACCCCGCCGAGCACTTCCCCGACGAGGTCTGGTTCATCGAGCGCAAGATTGGTGAAGACAAGCAGATGGTGGAGTTCGAGCTGACCACAGCCATCGATCTCAACGGCGAACAGCTGCCCGGCCGGCAGATCATCGCCGGCATGTGTGGTTGGCTGGTACGCGGTGGCTACCGCGGCCCTTACTGCGGCTACAACGGTCCCGCAGTTGCCGATGGCGACGACGTTGCCACCGATGATCCCGCCCGCGACCAGTGCGGCGGCCGTGTGCGCAGCTGCAAGATGCGCTTCGGCCAGGACAAGCCTTTGCCCTATGGCGGCTTCCCGGCGGCCGGTCTGCTTCGCTCCTGATCCAGCGCTTCCGACTCTCCACTTCCAAGCCCGCTCTCGCGGGCTTTTTTCATGGGTGAAACATGCAACCTACAACCCTGCAGGCCATCCAGGCACACGCCGTGGCCGAGTACCCGCGCGAATGCTGCGGGCTGATCGTGGCCATCGAAGGCCACGAGCACTATCTGCCGTGCCGCAACCTCGCGGGTACGCCCAGTGAACACTTCCGCCTGCCGGCCGAGGACTATGCCGTCGCCGAGGACAAGGGCGAGGTGCTGGCCCTGGTGCACAGCCATCCGGACGCGGCGGCCACACCGTCGGACGCGGATCGGGTGATGTGCGAGCACAGTGGCCTGACCTGGCACATAGTCAGCGTCGGCCAGGTGGACGGCGAGGCGCCCGAATGCGGTGATCTGCAGACCATCCACCCGGCTGGCTATGTCGCGCCGCTGGTCGGCCGCCAGTTCGCCCACGGTGTGCTGGACTGCTACAGCCTGGTGCGTGACTTCCACGAACGTGAACTGGGCATTTCGTTGTCCGACTACACCCGCGACGACGACTGGTGGGACAAGGGCCAGGACCTGTACAGCCTTGAGCGACTGCATGCGGAAGGCTTCGACCTGATCGAAGGCGAGCCGCGGCGGGGCGACATGATCCTGATGCAGATCCGCTCGCCAGTGACCAATCACGCCGGCGTCTACCTGGGCGACGGGCAGATGCTGCATCACCTGCATGGCCGCCTGTCCGAAACCGTGCCCTACGGCGGAATGTGGGCCGAGCGCACCCGTTGCATCGTCCGCCATCGCGAGGTGCGCCATGACTGACCGTCTTCGTACCATCCGCCTGTACGGCAAGCTGGGTGCGCGCTTCGGGCGCAAGTTCCGGCTGGCGGTGAACAGCCCAGCCGAGGCTGTGCATGCACTGTGCGTGATGCTGCCGGGCTTCCAGCAGTACCTGATGGGTGCAAAGTCCAAGGGCATTGAATTCGCCGTTTTCGCTGGCAGGCAGAACTTGTCGAAGGAACAGTTGCACGATCCGCCTGGCCAGGACGATATCCGTATCGCGCCGGTGATGGTGGGTAGCAAACGAGGCGGTGTGCTGCAGACGATTGCGGGTGTCGTTCTGATCGTCGTCGGCGCGATTGCATCGGCCTATGGATACGGAGCAATCGGCGAGCCAATGATCAAGATGGGCGTGTCCATGGTCATTGGCGGCGTAACGCAGATGCTCTCTCCCCAGCCCAAGGGGCTGGCGGCAAAAGACAGCCCCGACAACGCCCCCAGCTACAGCATGAACGGCACCGTCAACACGCAGGCACAGGGCAATCCCGTACCCATCGCCTACGGCGGGCATGACAAGAAAGGCATGTTCATCGGCTCGGCCGTGATCAGCGGCGGCATCCTGGCGGAGGACCAGTTTTGAACCAGATCATTCAATCCGCACAGCGTGAGCGCAGTGCACCCATGCCCACGCTGGCCGGCGCAAAAAAGGGCTCCAGCAATGCACGCACGCCGGTGGAAACACCCGACAGCCTGCACTCGATGGCGGTTGCCCGCATCATCGACCTGGCCAGTGAAGGCGAGATCCGTGGCCTGGTTGCCGGCAAGCAATCGATCTACCTGGACCAGGTGCCGATCGAGAATCCGGACGGCACGCTGAACTTCTCCGGCGTGGACGTGCAGACGCGTTCGGGTACCCAGGACCAGGAGCACATCAGCGGCTTCCCCTCGATCGAGAACGAAGTCGGCGTCAACGTCGAACTGCGCAGCGATGCGCCCGTGGTACGCACCGTGTCCGGTGCCGACCTGTCAGCGGTCCGTATCCGTTTTGCGGTGCCCGCGCTGCAGAAGACCAACACCGAAAACGGTGATACCGAGGGCTACCGCATCATGTATGCGGTGGACCTGTCCACCGATGGTGGCCCGTTCAGCACCGTGCTGAACGATGCCTTCAGTGGCAAGACCACCAGCCAGTACGAGCGCAGCCGCCGCATCGATCTTCCGGCGGGCAGCCAGTGGCAGGTGCGCATCCGCCGGCTGACCGCGAACGCCAACAGCAGCACCATCGCCGACACCGTCAATGTGCTGTCGATGACCGAGATCATCGATGCCAAGCTGCGCTATCCCAACTGCGCGTTGGCGGCGGTGCAGGTCGATGCCAGCCAGTTCCAGAACATTCCAACCCGCTCCTATCAGTTGTGGGGGCGCATCGTGCGCATCCCGTCCAACTACGATCCGCTCAGCCGCATCTACAGTGGCGTGTGGGACGGCACCTTCAAGAGTGGCTGGACCAACAACCCGGCGTGGGTGTTCTTCGACATCGTCACCAACGACCGCTTCGGCCTGGGACATCGCATCCCGCTGGACTGGGTGGACAAGTGGCGCCTGTACCAGATCGCCCGCTACTGCGACGAGCTGGTCAGCAACGGCCAAGGCGGCAAGGAACCGCGCTTCACCTGCAGCCTGTACCTGCAGACCCGCGCTGAGGCATACAGGGTGCTGCAGGACATCGCCACCATGTTCCGTGGCATCAGCTTTTATGCGGCCGGGCAGGTCATGGCTTCGGCCGATATGCCCAAGGACCCGCTGCTCACCTACAGCCAGGCCAACGTCATCGAAGGCCGCTTCCACTATGCGGGCAGCAGCCGTACGGCGCGGCACACCGTCGCTCTGGTGTCCTGGATCGATCCGGATGACTTCGGCCGGCAGAAGGTGGAAGTGGTGCAGCATCTGCCTGGTGTTGCCCGCTATGGCATCAACCAGACTGAAGTAACGGCGGTGGGTTGCCATTCCCGCTCGCAGGCGCAGCGCGTGGGCAACCATATCCTGCATACCGAGATGCTGGAAACCGAGACGATCAGCTTCTCCGTAGGGCTTGATGCACTGGGCTGCATGCCGGGTGACGTGATCCAGGTGGCCGACCCGAACCGCGCCGGTCGCCGCAACGCAGGGCGCATCCGCAGCGCGGGTGCCCGTACCTTGGTGGTGGACCAGCTGCCAGAGAAGATTGAAGCAGGTGACATCCTGCGCGCCACGCTCCCCAACGGCCATTCCGAAGCGCGCACGGTGCAGTCGGTTGATGGCGATACGGTCATGGTCACTGCACCGTGGTCGGCAGTGCCGGTCGCGCAGTCGGTCTGGGCATTGGAGTCGCCGGAGCTGGCACTGCAGCAGTACCGCGTGCTGTCGATCAGTGAAGGCGAAGAGCTGACCTACCAGATCACCGCGCTCAAGCATGTGCCGGGCAAGTACGCTGCCATCGACGATGGTACGCGCCTGGAGCAACTGCCGATCAGCATCGTGCCACCCAGCGTGCAGCCGCCGCCGAACAACGTGCGGATGGCCTCGCATGTCGTGGTCGATCAGGGTATTGCCACGTCGATGCTTACCATCGAGTGGGATGCGGCAGAAAAGGCGATCGCCTATGACGTGGAATGGCGTCGTGGCGATCTCAACTGGGTACGCGCCGGTCGCGTGGGTACGCAGAGCCTGGAAGTGCGCGGCGTGTATGCCGGCCAGTACCTGGCCCGGGTACGTGCGGTCAATGCGCTGGGTGCGGTGTCGCAGCCGATGGTCAGCGCACTGACGACGATTGAGGGCAAGACCACGCCACCGCCGTCGCTCTCATCGTTGACCAGCACCAGTCGCCCCTTCGGCATCGCACTGTCCTGGGGCTTCCCCGAAGGCGCAACCGACACCGAGCGTACCGAACTCTGGTACAGCACCGGTCCCAACCGTGAGAGCGCGATCAAGCTCGGTGACTTCGCCTATCCGCAGGCGCAGCACCAGATGAACGGTCTGGCCGCAGGCGTGCGGTTCTGGTTCTGGGGGCGCTTGGTGGACCGCAGCGGCAACATCGGGCCCTGGTATCCCCTGGATGTCGGGGTGATCGGCGAATCGAGCAGCAACCCAGACGACTACGACAGCTACTTCGCTGGCCGCATCAACGAAAGCGCCTTGGGTCAGCAGTTGCAGCACAAGATCGAGCGTGTCACCGAGGTATTGCCGCTGATCTGGGACGCGGCTGCTTCGTACAGTCCGGGCCAGACCGTCATCCACGACGGCCGGATCTGGAGCTGGCAGGGAGCCGCAGCGGGCAACGAAACGCCACCCGGTACCCACTGGAAGGACGTGGGTGATGCCATCGCTGACGCTGGCGCCGTTGTTGGTCGTGTCGACCAGCTTGAGATGGACGTCACCGAGGTTGATGGCAAGGTGGCCGCGCAGGGTCAGAAGGTCGACGGATTGTTCGCCCAGGTCAGTGACCACAGCGCGGGCGAGGAGGATTACAACGTCGGTGAGAACGACGTTACTGCCGGCGCCATCACCGTCTACAGCGTGATGGCCGAGAAGGACGCGGCATTGGCCAAGCGGGTGGATACGGTCGAGGCATCCATCGATGGTGTTCCTGGCAAGATTGAAGGTGTCAGCGCGGCCGTGCAGCAGGTCTCACAGGCCGTGGTCAACCTGGATGGGAAGGTCAGTGCGACCTATACGGTCAAGGCGCAGATCACCAGCGCCGGGCAGATCTACATGGCCGGTATGGGCCTGGGTGTGGAGCAGCAGCCTGATGGCAGCTACCAGAGCCAGATCCTGATGCAGGCGGATCGCTTCGCACTGATCAATGAGAGGAACGGGCAGATCACCACGCCCTTCGTAGTCGAGAACGGGCAGACCTTCATCAGCCAGGCGTTGATCGGCAACGGCAGGATCCAGAACGCGATGATCGGTGACTTCATCCAGTCCAACGCGGTGGGCGCCAAGGGCTTGCCGCGTTGGCGGTTGGACAAGAGCGGTGCGATGACCATGACAGGCCCCGACAACGGGGGCTATCTGACCATCGTCAACAACGTGATCCAGGTATTTGATGCAGCCGGAACGCTGCGCGTACAGATGGGGGTGTGGTGATGCCTGCAGGAATTCAAGTATTCAATGCCGACGGCAGCCTGGGTTACGACCCTCGGGGCAGGCTGTTCCGCGTCCTTGCCCGTATCCAATATAGCGTGGTCGATGGCAGTGCCGCATTTTCCCGCCAACCGGAGGATACGGATCTGACGCCGGTAGCCCTCGGCTGGTATGCCCCGGACTTCAGCATCGACATGGCTGCCGGCACCATCAGCTGGCGACACGTCAATGTTCCTCTCAACCGCCGCTACGGTGGCACCGTCGAAATATGGACGCGCTGACATGACCGCAGGAATCAAGATCATCAATGACTGGGGTACGGTGTTGATCGATGACACCTTTCCCACGCTTGCCATGCTCGCCCAGGGAACCACTACGCTGGATAGTGAGGGCAGCCGGTACATTGGCAATCATTCAGGCACCGTCGCGGTGCGATCGACGTCAGTTGTGGGCTATCAGTACTTCAACGAGATTGATGGCTATCCCCGAGGACTATTCCTGTTCGGTCCGCCTGGAGCGGTCGTGGAGTGGTATGTCTACGCACCGCCACAGGAGCCACCGAGCAACTTCGGATTGATCATTCGCGACGGTACAGGGCGGTTGACGTTCGATGCGGGCAAGAAGGCTGCACGCGTTGCCGGGTTGCGTTCGTCTTCGAGCCGGCCCGGCTGGCAGGGCTCCGTCGGATTCGATCCGGGGCGAGCCTGGGCAGTGATGCCACTGATCTATGCGTTCGATTCGGTCAATACGTTCCGGCGCTGGGGTGATCCGCAGGAGTATCTGCAATACGAGGATGTGAGCATCTCGGGAGGCGCGGTAAATGGTGGCACCATAACCTTCGGGATGACGCAGAAGAGCCGGCGTACCTATGGCCCCTACTACGGGAGTCCCTTGCCAGCCGGATTCACCTATGCCTCGAACAACGCGGCTCTTGCCGTGATCGACGTGACGGGCTATTAGCGCGGCGGGCAGCGGTTTCCTTGGCCGCGCAGCCGGGGGAGCCATTTGAGCCCCCCGGCCCCTTCCCGTAGACTGCGCCCCTCCCACGCTCCCAGACGACGCACTGCAGTGATCACGCCACCCTGAACCTTGCCGCCCTTCGGCAGCCGGCCTATCCGGCTCAGGAACCCGTGTCTTTCCACTGCAGCGCCACGTGGCCCCGCCCGCGTGTGCGCGGAGCTTTTCCATGCAAACGTCCTATCCCCTGCGCCAGCAATGGCTCGGCAACCTCCGTGGTGATCTGCTGTCCGGCGCCGTTGTTGCCCTGGCGCTGATTCCCGAAGCCATCGCGTTCTCGCTGATCGCTGGCGTCGACCCCAAGGTCGGCCTGTATGCCGCGTTCTCCATCGCCGTGATCACCGCCATCGCCGGTGGCCGGCCGGGCATGATTTCCGCTGCCACCGGTGCGATGGCATTGGTGATGGTCGACCTCGTTCGTGATCACGGCCTGCAGTACCTGTTCGCCGCCAGCATCCTGGCCGGCCTGCTGCAGGTAGTGGCCGGCGTGTTCAAACTCGGTTCGTTGATGCGCTTCGTATCGCGCTCGGTCATCACCGGCTTCGTCAACGCACTGGCCATACTGATCTTCCTGGCGCAGATGCCGGAACTGATCGGCCGCGGCCCCACCGTCTACGTCCTGTGCGCTGCCGCGCTGGCGATCATTTACCTGCTGCCACGGGTCACCCGCGCCGTACCTTCGCCGCTGGTGGCTATTGCCGTGTTGACAGCGGTGGTGATGGGGTTCGGCATCGACGTGCGCAGCGTTGGCGACATGGGCCGGCTGCCCGACAGCCTGCCGCACTTCTTCATCCCCGACGTGCCGATGACGTGGGACACCCTGCGCATCCTGCTGCCGGTGTCGGCGACGCTGGCGGTGGTCGGGCTGCTCGAATCGATGATGACCCTGCAGATTGTCGAGGACATCACCGAGACGCCCAGCGAACGCAACCGCGAATGCGTCGGCCAGGGCCTGGCCAACACGGTCACCGGTTTCCTCGGTGGCATGGCCGGCTGCGCGATGATCGGCCAGTCGGTCATCAACGTGACCTCCGGCGGTCGAGGCCGGCTGTCCTGCCTGGTGGCCGGTGTACTGCTGCTGGTGCTGGTGGTGTACGGCAGCGATCTGGTGCAGCAGATTCCGATGGCGGCGTTGGTGGCGGTGATGATCATGGTCAGCATCGGTACCTTCAGCTGGCGCTCGCTGCGTGACCTGCGCACGCATCCGCGCAGTTCGTCGGCGGTGATGCTGCTGACCGTGGTGGTCACCGTGGCCACTCACGACCTGGCCAAGGGTGTGCTCAGCGGCGTGTTGTTGTCCGCCCTGTTCTTCGCCCGCAAGGTGGGCCGCATGCTGGACGTGCAACTCGAAGACGTCGCGGACATGCAGGTCTACCGTGTACGTGGCCAGGTGTTCTTCGCCTCGGCCGGACAGCTCGGGGCGGCGTTTGATTACCAGCATGTGGCAGCGAAGGTCGAGATCGACCTGCGCGAGGCCCACCTGTGGGATCTGACTGCGGTCGCAGCGCTGCAACGCGCGCAGGAAAAGCTCGCTGCGCACGGCGCCGAGGTCAGCGTTGTCGGCCTCAACGCCGCCAGCCAGACGCTGATCGAACGGGTGGGAGGGCGCGGCGGCGCACATCGACCGCGCGCCCGGTCCAAACCTGTGCCGGGATCCAGGCATCGGTCTGGCAAGCCGGATTTCTGCGATGCCGTCCGCGCAAGCTGAATCCAGTCAGCCATCTGAAACCGCCGCTGTCGTAGGATTGCCACCGTGATGGGGCCGATGGACGGCCCTCCCGGCCGGCGACCGCTGGCGACACGCAAGGGAGATACAAGCAATGCAGGCAATGGATGCCCGTCGGGGCAATGAACAGATCGCCTCCGGCCGTCGGTACTGGAAGGTGCTGGCCCTGTGCCTGGCGCTCACCGCGTGCCAGGCACCTTCTTCCCCTGCGTCGGCCGAAGCGGCGCCCACCCCGGCACCGCTCGCCGCGGCATCGCCGGCAGCGACCCCCAACCCAGCGTCTGGTGATTCCTCCGGGTACCCCGATGCGTCCTACACGGACGGTCGTCTGCGCCCGGCTTATGGCTGGTGCGTGGATGGCGTGGAGGATGCGGGCAAGCTGCAGGCCTGCGGCAAGGATGAACTTGCCTATCAGGAAGGGCGCCTGCAGGAGGGTGCCAGCAAAGCCGTGACCGGGCTCGATGCTGCTGCGAAGAATGCGTTCCTGGCCACCCAGGCGACCTGGCGCAGCGATACTGACCGTCATTGCGCCGCTCCGGCCAATGCCGGGGTGGATGACCTGCAGAAGGCACAGGAGTGCCGCCTGTTCCGCGTGGCCAACCGCGCTGACGCATTGCTGGCGCAGAGTGCTCCGCCCGATACCTCCTATACCCAGGCAACGCTGCGGCCCGAATACACCCGTTGCGTGCAGGATGCCCGGGGCATGGACGACCAGCTGGAAGTCTGCGATACGACCGAGCTCGCCCACCACAAAGCGCTGCTGGAAGCACAGGTTGCGCGGCTGATGGACAGCCCTGACGGCCCGGCCAAGGACCGCTGGATGGACGAGCAGGCCAACTGGGCCGAGGACACCGACAAGCGCTGCAGTGCGGCCACGGAGAGCGTGGGTCAGGCGCTGGACGCGCAGTCGTGCCGCATCAACCGCTACGCCAACCGCGCAGTGGAACTGCAGAAGCGCAAGCTGGCCCCCTGACGGGGCCTCCGGCGCGTGCAGCGCATCGAAGCATTGACCGGTAGGAAGCAGACCATGGCAAGCGGGACCTTGAGCATTGTGGTGGCGGCGATGGCGGTGCTGTGCACCGGCCAGGTGCATGCCGCGTCCGCGCTGAGCGCGGCCTACCAGGCGTGCTCAGGCCGCGCGCAGGGCACCATCGAAGAAGCTGCATGCCTGTCCAGCGAATCGGACCGGCAGGACCGCCGGTTGAACCAGGCGTACCAGCAGTTGCAGGGACGCCTCGACGCCACGGCCAAGACCCACCTGCTGGCCGCGCAACGGGCGTGGCTGCAGTCGCGCCAACGCGATGGCGAACTGGAAACCGTGCTGTACGACGATTCGCAGCCGGGCAACCTGCAACAGAAATTGAATGACACCGAGCGCCTGCGCGCGCGCGCCGATCAGCTGGAAACCTACCTGCGCCTGATCGGTCCGTAATCCGCAACACGGTCATCCCTCCACGGATCAGGAAGTGAGCCATGCCAAACAACATCGATACCCGTAACCTGGACGCAACCGCCGGCGCGGTGTTTTTCGCCGTCGGACGCGGCACCGAAGGTGGCGGATCGTCGTACCACCTCAGCATCGCCGGCATCACCAAGGGACTGGATGAGCCGAAGTGGGGCACGGTCAGCGCGGTGGCCGCCAACAGTGGCTATTCGCTGGGGACCATCCAGGTCGACTTCGGCCAGCGTGGCAAATGGCCGCTGGGTGCCACCGAAGAGCGTGCGCTGAAGCCCGGCGAGACGACCTACGTGGACGCGGTCATCCAGCAGGCCAGCAGCTACGCCAAGGCGCACCATCTGCCCTTCACCAACGACCATGCCGACCTGCGCGCCGACCTGCTCAGCCACGGCGACGGCCAGGGAAAGCGTTCCTCGATCCGCTTCATCGATGTCCCGACCCGCGACAGCATCAACGCCTGGGCCGGGTCGCCCGAAGGCAAGCAGTGGATCCACACCCACGTGGACTACCCGCAGGTGCGCAACGCCACCCGCATCGCCATGACCATGCTGGACAAGCACGGTAGTGGCATTGCAGAAGACAAGCGTTTCGAAGCGATCGCGCTGATCGCAAAGTCCGCCAACCAGTTGCCGGGGACACTGCCGCAGCTGGAAGCGGTACTGAAGCGGGGCGGCGACTACCAGGACCTGCGCGACAAGGCGGCCGAGATCCGCCAGGACAAGAAATACTATGCCGGCCTGGCGGCCGCTGACGTCGCCGCTGGCTATGAAGAGGCCTATCCCCGCCACTCGGTGGAGATGGATCGCGCGCATCTGAAAGTGGGTCGCCGCGACTTCGCGCCGGCCAACGAAGGCAACGATCCCGATATCCGCGTAGCGCTGGAACAGGCGCGCTCGCACAAGCACGGTGGCGGTGGCCCGCAGGTGCTGAAAGAGGGCTCTACCGGCCGTGCGGTGGAGAAGCTGGAGCACAACCTGCATGCCTTGGGTTACGGCGGTGCAGGCGTCCAGGCCATCCATCCTGATCGCCAGTTCGATGCCAGCACCCGGCAGGCCGTCGAAGCTTTCCAGCGCGACCACCATCTGAATCCGGTCGATGGCAAGGTGGGGCCTGCGACGCTGGGTGCGATCGACCGCGAGGCGCGTGCGCTGCAGCGTGACATGGCCGCGCTGGGCCTGACCGATGCGCATGGCAAAGCGATCACTGCCGATGGCTACCTGGGGGCTGGCAGCCAGCACGCCATCAACGTGTTCCAGCAGCAGCACCATCTGCCGGCCACCGGCATGGCCGACGCACAGACGCGCCGCGCCATCGATGCCGAGGCCGCACAGCATCGCCCTGCCGCGCCTTCGCCTGCTGCCCCGACCGCGCCGGCAGCCCCGACGAGGGCTGCGCCACCCGCCGCGCAGCAGCACACCGGTCCTGCCGGCGCCGCAGCGCCCGGTGGCGGGCGCATTTCCGTGGTGGAACCCTTCGGCAACGGCAAGAGCAACCGCGTCCTTCACCACGGCATCAGCGGCGAGGAAGCGTTCCGCGAGCTGAAGATCCACCATCCCAACACCAATGCCGCCGCCGTGCGCGCCGGCGATGCCAGCAAGGTTGACCGCACCGCGGGCATGGTCGACGGTGAACTGGAGGCCGTGCGCAAGCGCGAGGACATCAACGGCATTCCGCTGGTGCAGAAGGATCTGATCCTGACCGACCGTGCCGGCGGGCGCAGCCTGATGATTCCCAGTCCGGTGGCCGGCTACGTCAAGCTCAACAACGACGGCACCAATTCCATCAGCATCTACAGCCATCCGGTCGGCGATGCCCGCCGTGAGCTGGTGGGCCAGGTGTTGCACGGCGCCGTCGGCTCCATCCCGTACAAGACCGGCGATTTCGTCGAGTACGGTGCGCCGCTGGTGCGCCAGTCCGATGTGGGCTCGCCCGGCGCGGTGCACGCGCATATTGAAGTGGAGCCGGCGCAGTTCCGGCGCTACCTCGGCGACATGCTCAACGACCGCATCACCCTCGGTGGCAAGGTGCACGCGCAGGGGCCCGAAGCCGCGCAGGCCGCACGCGCCACGCAGCAGGCGCCGATGGCCGATGGCATGCTGGTGAAGGGCGAACGCGGTGACGAGGTCAAGGCGCTGCAGGGCAAGCTGGCAGCCCTGGGCCACGTGGGCGCCGACGGCAAGCCGCTGGCGACCGATGGCATCTACGGCAAGGACACCTTTGCGGCGGTCAAGCAGTTCCAGGCCAACAACGGCCTGGAGCAGGATGGCAAGGCCGGCCGCCAGACCCTGGCGCGCCTGGATGACCCGGCCGCAGTGAAGGCCGCAGGCCAGCCTGCTGCGCCGGCAAAGGCGGAGCCGACCGCACCGGCAGCTCCCAGCATGCGCGACCCTTCGCACGCCGAGAATCCGCGCTTCAACCAGGCGCTGGAGAAACTGCAGGTGCTGCAACAGCAGCGCGTGCAGGCCGGGCTCTGCCCGCTGTTCGCCAACGCGCAGGAGACCGAACGTGCTGCTGGCCAGCTGGCCTACGAGAGCAAGGTCGCCGGCATGCGCCAGATCGACCACGTGGTCGCGCGCCCGGATGGCAGCGGTCTGTTTGCCGTGCAGGGCAACGTCGGTGACCCGGCCGCGCAGCGCACCTTCGTCGACAGCCGACAGGCCGTGTCGCAGTCGGTCGAGGCCAGCACCCGCCAGACCGAGGAACTGGATATCCAGTTCAACCAGCGCGTGCAGGAACAGCAGCAGGAGCAGGTGAAGGGGCGCGCGCAGTAAGGTCGCCGCGTGGGTTCCCGGGGCCGGTCGTACGCCGGCTCCGGGGAGTACCCCGGGCCCCGCCGTCGCCGTTCAGCCCGGCGGTGTAAACTATTGATCTCACTGGCAATGCCAGTCTCCACGATCAACCGCCCGATGACGTCCGCCACCGCCCGTTACGCTGATTCCCTGCGCCTGTCCGTCGCCCCCATGATGGACTGGACCGATCGCCATTGCCGGGTGTTCCACCGCCTGCTGGCGCCGGGTGCGCGGCTGTACACCGAAATGGTGCACGCCAACGCGGTGATCCACGGTGATCGCCAGCGCCTGCTTGGTTTCGATGCCAGCGAACAACCGCTGGCGCTGCAGCTCGGTGGCAGCGATCCGGCCCTGTTGGCACAGGCCGCGCGCATCGCCGCCGAGTGGGGCTACGACGAGGTCAACCTCAACTGCGGCTGCCCGTCCGACCGCGTGCAGGCCGGCCGTTTCGGTGCCTGCCTGATGCGCGAGCCGGTGCTGGTGGCCGAGTGCGTATCGGCCATGGTCGAGGCGGTGGACATCCCGGTGACGGTGAAGTGCCGCCTGGGCGTGGACGAGGACGACAACTACGACGTATTCGCCAGCTTCGTCGACCGCCAGGTCGATGCCGGTGCCGCGATGGTGGTGGTGCACGCCCGCAATGCCTGGTTGAAGGGCCTGTCGCCGAAGGAGAACCGCGAGGTTCCGCCGCTGAAGTACGACTGGGCGTATCGCCTGAAGCAGGAGCGCCCGGCGCTGCCGGTGGTGCTCAATGGCGGCCTGGCCAGCATCGAGGCGGTGCAGGCGCAGGCCGCGCACGTCGATGGCGTGATGCTCGGCCGCGCGGCCTACCACGACCCCTACCTGCTGCATCAGCTGGAGGCCCTGCACACCGGCGCGCCGCTGCGACCGCGCGGCGAACTGCTGCGCGCCCTGCGTCCTTACATCGAAGCCCGCCTGGGCGAGGGCCTGGCCCTGAAGCACATCACCCGCCACATCCTTGGCCTGTTCCACGGCCAACCCGGTGGCCGCGCATTCCGCCAGGTACTGAGCGAGGGCGCACACCGCCCGGGCGCCGACTGGGCCCTGATCGAGCAGGCGCTGGAAGTGACCGATCGTGGCGCTGATCGCGCTGCAGCGTGACCGTCGTCACATTCCTGACTTGACAAGCGGAGCGGATTCGTTCCGAATGTTCACTTAGCTGAACGACACGACGGAGCATCCCGAAAAGTTCAGACCGGATTCACCGCCCGAAACCAAGAATTTGCAAAAGATTTGTAAAACGCCGGGTTCCATTCCGGTGCCCGGATTTACGACTTTTGAACGAATCGCCATGCTCGGCTAGGATCGCATCGATGTCTTCCGCTCCCTTCCACCGCTGTTTTGCCTTGGCCACCTGTGTGGTCCTGGCGGCTGCCCCGCTGTCTTCGGCGCTGGCGCAGGACCCGCAGCGGGAGCAGGGGCGCGCTGAAATGATGGAGCGCGGTGGCCGGGCGGCCAACAACGAGCGCTCGCTGTCCGATGCCGTGCGCCGCGTGCAGCGGACCACCGGCGGCCACATCCTGGGCGCCGAGCGGGTGCCGTTCGATGGTCGTGACATCAACCGGGTCAAATACATGGACGACCGCGGTCGGGTCCGCTACATGGACGACCCCGCCCCGGCACGTTCACAGCCGCGCACGCCGCGGTCGGATATGTCATCACTACGCGGCGATAACCCCTGAACAGGGATAGTTGTCGCTATCAACCCGTACCCACAGGCCTCCGGGCCGCACCCAGCACACTAGGGAGAGTTCATGCGTATCCTTCTGGTCGAAGACGAAGCCCCGCTGCGTGAGACCCTGGCAGCCCGGCTCAAGCGCGAAGGTTTTGCCGTCGATGCAGCGCAGGACGGCGAAGAAGGCCTGTACATGGGCCGCGAAGTACCGTTCGACGTCGGCATCATCGACCTTGGCCTGCCCAAGATGTCGGGCATGGAGCTGATCAAGGCCCTGCGCGACGAAGGCAAGAAGTTCCCGGTGCTGATCCTGACTGCGCGTTCGAGCTGGCAGGACAAGGTCGAGGGCCTGAAGCAGGGCGCCGACGATTACCTGGTCAAGCCGTTCCATGTGGAAGAGCTGCTGGCCCGCGTCAACGCGCTGCTGCGCCGCGCCGCAGGCTGGAGCAAGCCGACCCTGGAATGCGGTCCGGTTGCCCTGGATCTGGCAGCGCAGACCGTCAGCGTGGCCGGCAGCAATGTCGACCTCACCAGCTACGAGTACAAGGTGCTGGAGTACCTGATGATGCATGCCGGTGAACTGGTCTCCAAGGCCGACCTCACCGAGCATATCTACCAGCAGGACTTCGATCGTGACTCGAACGTGCTGGAAGTGTTCATTGGCCGCCTGCGCAAGAAGCTGGACCCGGATGGCGAACTGAAGCCGATCGAGACCGTGCGCGGTCGTGGTTACCGTTTCGCGATTCCACGCAACGAGGGCTGAGGCCTTCAGCAGGCGATAAACGATGTCCGGCCGTCTGTGGTTCTTCCGACGCTGGCGGCCGCGCTCTCTGCAGGCGCGCCAGATGTTCGCCGCGTCCGTGGGTCTGGTCGCGTTCCTGGCCCTGGCCGGTTACGCGCTCGATGCCGCCTTCGCCGACACGGCGAAG